CCATGTCCGCGTTTACGATGATCGCGTCGCCGACGGAGTACACGACGCCGCCGCTCGTGCCTCCCGTAGCGATCTTGTAATAGTCACCGAGGGAAGCAGACGCGAGCGTCGTCGCAAAGTCGGCGACGTCAATCGTCCCGCGATAAATGATCCCGCTCGCGAGCGATGATATCTCAGCTTGGAGCCCCGCGGGTGTGACCGCGATCGCCTCACTCGTGCCGCCCGCCTCCGCGATCGTTGCGAGTCTTACTTTACCGCTAGTCGTTGTCGTCGCGTCGGGTACGCTCGCCGCGCCGCCGCCCTGTGTATATATTACGCTCATTAAATACCTCGCTCCCAAAGTGTGATGTATGCAGTGATCTCCGCGCCGCTCGTGTTGCTCGCTGTGAGCCTAACCGCGCTAAATAGCGGCGCTTCTTTACCCGAGAGCATGACTAAATCGTCGGGTGTCGCGTCCGTGATGTGACGCTTAAACTCGACGTGTCCCGCGGGTCTGATGTCAACGTTAAACGTCGCGCCGACTGGTAAGTTTTGAATCGATACTTGGGCGTTCGCGGGATAGGAATCCATCCGCCACTTTGTTATGCTCGAGTCGAAGACGACCGCGCCGTCACCCGTACGCGCTATTGATACCGTTTTGTATGTGCTCATGTTGAGAGTCTCCTTTCCGCGAGTATATCAAAAAAGTCAAAGTCAGTGCGTAGTATAGCCACCGTTAAGCGCCTCCCCCCACCACGCCGCGAGACCGTCGTCGACCTCGTCCGCGTTGGTGACGTCGCCGCGCTCATCGTACACAGCCCCGCGCGAGTCTACATACGAGTGAGAGAAACGATCGCGCCTAAGTACACTGTGAGCGATCCAGAGCGAGAGGACGGTGTCGTCATGCTTCTCGCGACCGAGCCCCCAAAGCTCCGAGATCAACGGCTCAATCGCGCGGCGGTCGCGCTCTGTAGCCGAGGGGAGTATGACCTTTCCATTTTCAAAAAGCACACTCAGCGACGCGACGCCGCTCCAGGGGTCGGCTTTCTTTGCGCCCGTCGTCAGGTGCGGCACGATCGGGAGGTCGGTCGATTGTTTGATCCCGACGTAATGCATCTCGCCGAACGCGTTACGCTCGACGGCGATCGCAGAGACGCGCCCCCGAAACCGATTAAACTCTTCGATGACCGCGGTACGCAGTTGCGCGGGGGAGAGTCCGCGCTTTCTGAACATGCCGAGTAAATAATGGTCGCCCGTATCAAGATCTCGGCCCCACGTCGTACCGACCGTATAGTCGGTGTCTCGCGCCTCCGCGTCGCGTACGCTCTGTACGAGACTAAAGTCCCAACCTTGTACTATCTCGAGCCGCTCGACTCGTGGGATCTCATACATCGAGAGCTCACTCCCGCGCGCTTTCGCGTCGCTGAGCCAGTCGTATTTAAACGCCGACGCGCTGTCGTCTTGTACCCTGTGTTGAAACTCGCGCGCGAAGAGTTGCGCGCCCATTGATCGCCGCTCGCGTAAGAGATACTCGATGGGGCGCTCCTCGGGCCACAGTACGCGCGACTCTCCCTCGATGCTCACACCACATATCACTTCCCTCCCGTCGCGCGTCTCTGTCTCGTACGCGTACGCCGTAGGCATTTGCACGATAGCGGGGTCTTCGATCAACGCCCAACTCGGATCGTTAATCATGTCGCCGTACAGGTCGTCGTAATGTTTACGCGTCCCGATCGCGGCGATCAGTCCACCGCGAGACAACATCGGGAGCACCGTCGCCCGAAACCACCTTTTAGTTTTCGCGCGCTGTGCTGCTGTGTGACATGTCATGTCGCTCTCGAGGTCGTCCGCGAGAATCAAGTCAAAGTGAGCGCCCGTCACCGCGCCGCCCGACCCGATCGACGTGATCGTCGGGTCGACGCTCTCGAGTTTTCGCGGGACGTATACTTGCGTCTGCGTCCAGGGCGTCGACTCGTCCTCAAACGCTGTACACCCGCGAGCGGGATCACTCGCCCAGTCCGCGACGATCTTCGGCGAGCGTAAGAGCGCTTTGACTCGGCGCATACGCTTCTCGGCTTGGTTCGCGCTCTCGCATATCCAAAGTATACGCACGTCGCGATTGAGGCAAATCGCGCGCACTGCGTATGTGATCGCGGCCTCAGTCTTACCGTGATCACGCGGGGCGAGCACGAGTTGACGACCCTTGTCGCCTTGTTTTTCCGCCGCGTCCCATGTCCGATCTAACTGATCGAACCACGCCGCGCGGTGGGCTGCGTAACGCATCCCGCAATAATACGAATCAAAAAAGACGGGCGAGACTTGTGCGAGCGCGCGTCGCTCGACATCGCTCGCGGGTAAGATAGGTCGAGACATCGCGCGCCCCTCGTGTTATGTGTGCGTGTTGTTTCCTCTCACTATATCACAGGAGTCATGAAATGCTCTGTATCATAGCCGCCTTGCTCATCTATCAACCGCTCCCCCGCTACGAGCGCGCCGCAAAAAACGCCGTCGAGATCTGCGAAGAGATCACGATTCGCGCGATCCCGTTCGGGGTCGATCCCGTGGTCGCGGTCGCGATAGCATCTGAGGAGACGCGACTTCAACGAGACCTAAAGTCGAGTCACGGAGCCGTCGGGCCGATGCAAGTGTTACCGCTGTACTGGTGCCCACAAGTCGGCGCATGCAACGAGATCGACGCGGGTCTGCGCGCGATTGCCTACTTTTTGAGGCGCGAGAAAGGCGACGAGCTCCGCGCGCTCACTGCCTACGCGGGAGCGGGGCCACGCGCGAGAAAGTACGCGCGGCGCGTCGTGCGGAGAGTCGCGCACTTACGCAGCGCCCTCGACGTCGCGAGGTGGGCGCGAACTCAACGAACCTCGCACTGACCCCCACCACATGCACCCTCAAGCATAAGCGTCGTGTTGTCCTCGTCTTCGATGATCCGCTCGTAGTCGAGCACGACGAGCTCCTTTTGCAACTGGCAAAAATAACGATAAGCGGCGAGGCGCGCGGCGCGGTGCGGGTCGTCGTCGGCTATATCGTGTGGCCACGAGATCGCCTGAAACGGCGCTTGAGGGTAATCATAGTCGCCGCTCGCCGCGAGACAAGACACGCCCCCAAAATCCGCGCGTCCCTCGAGGAGCGTCTCCGCGACCTCGTCCCATTCGTGCGCCCTCACTGTACATGTATTAGATACGTTATGCGTGAGCCCCTCGACGCTCTCGGGGCGTAACGTGCCACCCTTCACCCAAGCACTCTGTACGCGGCGCACGAGGTCTAAAAAGGCGGGCGCGTCGAGGTCGTCGCGGACGAGCGCGTCGGGAGCGGTGATCGCGAAAGCGAGACATAGATCCCCCGATGAGCTCCACACGCTCGGCTCGACCGCGTGAGGATTAGCCGCCGCGAACGCTTGCACGATCGGCGAGTCGGCGGGGACTTGAATACGGCGTATGTATTCTCGAGCGTGGTCGGGGTGTATGCCGCTCGAGCACCCTAGATTGACCGCCGCGTTGCCGCTCGGCTTCACGCACGTCACGCGCGCGGGCATCGCCTTCAACCCGCAGCGGGCCCACATCTGAGCCGCGGTACGCGTCGCGATAGAGCTGAGGTGCTCGAGCATCGACGACTCACGCGCCCACTTCGGCGCAGAGCTTAACCCAGTCAGCGAGACGCCGAGGAGCGACTCGCGCTCGAGGATCGCGCGGGTCGCGGTGTCGCTCAGGTAATCGTCATCTGTGCCCGTGTAGCTCGCTTGAATGCATCCTAGAATCGTAGCGAACCGCACCGACTCCTCGGCGTCACGGACTGACACCCACGCGCTCGCGTTAATCTCACAAAGATTGCAGAACTGGAACGCGGTCTCGTATGTGTAGCCGCGCGCGAGATACGCGTCGCGTTGCGTGTGATCGAGCATAGCTCGCGTATAGTTCTCGACGATCTCCCCCTCGGGGTCGCGTATCAGCGTCGGACACATTCCGATCTCGACACATGGATTATACGCGACCTCGAGGCTATCAACCCATATCGTCGCGGGCTCTCCATAGGCGCGGGTTTGCTCAAACACTCGCGCGAAATGCGTCTCGGCTTCGGGATCGTCGCGGCGCACGACCGCAGAGACATTCGCGCGAGCGCGATACGGGTGAGCGACCCACCATTGATCGGCGCTCTTGTATTTTAACATGTCGTCGTCGTCGGGCGAGAACATACAGAGCAGCGCAGAGCGTCGCACACCGCCCGCGAGTACACAGTCCGCGAGGATACACATCAAGTCGCTCGCGTCGACGGGTCGGAGCGACTCCCCCGCGCGTGAAATTAAGAGAGACTCAGCGCGACCAAGCGCGACGCGAAGAGGATACGCACCAGGCGCGCGACCACCACATGACGAGATCGGCGCACCTTTTTCGCGAATGCGTGAAAAATCAAAAGAGGGGAGCGCCGCGTCGCCCATGTACGCGCCTGTGAGAGCGCGGAAAGCGTCGGCCCATCCCTCGATCGTGTCGTCGATGATGTGGTGTCGCTGTTCGCGCGCGCTGAGCTCGGCGACCGTCGCGACGGGTGGGAGTAGCGCGACGTGATGGTCTTGCACACTATAACCCACGCCCGCGCCGCACAAGAGTAAGTAGAGTGCTTGCGCGAAGCGTTCAGGCGCGTCGACGTAGCACGTCGTGCAATTATAAGAGCGCGCGTGTTTTGCGAGTACCGCGTCGCCGCCAAACTGGAGGGATCTTTGTGAGCCGAGGATGCGTCGCTCGTTGATTAGCCGCTCGATCTCTGCGAGCTCAACGCCGAGCGCGTCGGCGCGCTCTCCTAAGTGTGCGCGGTGCATCCGCATCACGCGCGCGGTCGCCTCGTGCCACGTCTCGCGGCGTCGAGATACGGAATCATAGCGCGCGTACTTCTGCTTAAAATTGAACTCGGCGAGCGCCGCTCGTTGTGGGTCTTTAGTCTGAATCATGGGTCTCCTGGTCGAGACGCGCGAGATACGCGTCGGCGTTAGTGATAGCGGTATCGACGACGCTCAGATAATCGGGCAGACCGTGCGCCGATAGCGGTACGCGCGCCCCCTGAACCTCGAGATCGTGCGCGTTCAGTGATCTTTTTTTCACATGAGTCCACGCACGATAATCGACTAGATACCACTCATCGACCAAACGCACAAGCACGAGCGCGAGGTGTCCCCAGTACGACATACGCGTTAAGTCGAGGGCTTGAGCTTCGCCGACGCTCGATAATACGACGCGCCCCGCTTTGCGCGATTTGACTTCCATCAACCCCGCGCGACCGTCGGCTAACCAAATCTCAAAATCAGGGCCCGACGATCCCGTGTTTACGGCTCTGAACACTCCCCCCTTATTGACTCCGCCGACGCGTCGATATGGCTCGTGGCGCTTGCGTACGCGCGCGTACATGCGCGCTTCGTAGTGTGTCCCCATTTGCTCGACGAGGTACTCAGCGTTAGCTCCTGAGCGTTGCGCTTCTTTGTTTGCCGCGCTCGTGCGGCCTCCACGGGGCGGGGGTCTGCGTCTCATGTGGGGTTTATACTCTCTGCGTCTCATCGTTGAGGTCTCGCGGGTGATCGTTTAGTGTGGCGGGATCAACACACGAGAGAGAGGATAACACATGGAGACAGGAACACGCGCGCCCGTGATCGCGATCGAGGGAAATATCGGCGCGGGAAAAAGCACACTCGCGCGATATATACGACGCCACTATCCGAGTTGCCACGTCGTCGACGAGGCAGAGAGCGCGCTCATGAGCGCGTACACACTAAGCCCCGAACGGTGGGGTCTAAGCGTTCAACTCGATCTACTCGTACAGCGCGCGACCGCGCTCCGACTCGCGCATGCGCGAGCACACCTCAATGACGGGCCGATCGTGCTCGATCGCTCAATCGTCGGGGATCGTGCGTTCGCGCGAGCGAACTGGCAAATCGGGAGACTGAGCGCGATCGAGTATCGCATCTGGGAGGACGCACACGAGGAACTACTCGCGCACATACAGCGCCCCGATATCGTCATATACTTAGACACGCCGCCAGAGCTCGCACATAAGAGAGCGGAGTTACGGGACGCGCGAGTACACGCTCTCGATTATTTCGCGGAGCTCGCACGAGCGCACGACGACGCGCTCTCGTACGTGCGCTCGTACGGGGTGCATATAGTGCGCGAGCCTTGGGACGATATAGAGCCTCATTTGTACGACTCTACAGCTGACCGACTGCTCACGCGCGTCGCGAAATTGTTCCACGATACAATTATAAGCGAGTCGTAACGTATCGTTTTATCGTCGCTTTCTTGTGATGTGTAAATAAATATTAACTTTTCTCTTGACTCCTCGTCGTGACGTGTTACTTTGTATACACGAATTAACGAAACAACGAACAAACGAGCAAGGCCGAGAACATGAACAACACAACGAGACGCGCTGAAACCCTACTTTACACGCTCGCCCCGATCACCCTCATCGCCTCCTTTATCCTCTCTCTCACGACACACTGAAACGAACAACATGAACAACTCAACAGATCTAAGAGACGCGCTTATCGCGATCACATTTATACTCGGACTCGCGGCGATCGGCGCGCGCGTCGTTACCGCTGTACAAGACCACAACCGATCAGAGCGGGGGCGTTGTTATCGCGCACACAAAGCGGCGGGATGGTTACACATTCGCTTTAAGAGCTCGGGTCACGCGGTGGACTGGTGCGCCGCGCACGAGAAGACGTGGCGGACAAAAGTCAATCAACGGGTGCTCAACGCGGCGAAGAAGATCGACGCGGAATACGCGGGGGAATGATGTACACGACACCCGATCGAATTAAGCATGACATCGAAGACGCGTCGCTTTGGGCGCACATGCTCACACGTGACGCGATCGTCGCCGACGACGCATCATTCTCTCATGAGTTCGGTGTTGAGGTACGCACCGCGTACGAGTTCGCGTCACACAACGCGCACACGATCACCCTCGACTTCACGCTCACAGATCTCGGCGCGTGGTATGAGTGGGTGCAGAGCATACCCAAAGAGACGCGGTGGACGTGGGACGACGACGCGTCTGTGTGCGGTGACTCGCCTTTTATCCGCGTCCGCGTCGCGAGTTACGCGTACCTCCAGAGCTTCAACGTTGAGCTCGTCGGGCGCAGCGTCGTCGCGTCTATTACGTACGCTTACGAGAACGAGATCGACACACTCCACGCGTAATTATTGCGCGCCCCGCGTCGCGCGGTTAAGCTGAGCCCCTGATACAACACACAGGGAGAACAGCATGGAGAATCAAATCGCGATCGAGCCCGAACAGCTCGCGCCCCTCGTACAGATGCTCGGCGTGTGGGGAACCCTCGCGCTTAGCGGCGGCTTTGGCTTATATAAGCTCGTGCGTCGGTGGATCGACCAACGCAACGCCGCGCGAATCAAGGAGGCCGTAGCGACGAACGGCGAAGACCTGGAGGTCGTGCTCGAGATGATCGCAGACGACGAAGCGAGCGACCTCGCTCTCAACGCGCGCGTCGCGTCGCTCGCTGCAGATGTCGCCTTACTCCGAGCGCGCGTCGATGAAGCGATCGCGCTAAGCGAGCGGGGTGACTCATGAGCGCGGGGGAGGCCGTGACGTGTCTCGCGATATCTTACGCGATCATCGCGTATCTCATTCGCGCGTGTGATGGTACGCGATGATCGCGCTGTATGAGGGACAAGGGAGCGTCGAGCTGATCGACACAATGGGGTCGGACTCGACACCCGTCGCTAGTGCGCGCGTAAGCACAGCGAGGGAACACGTCACGGGAGACGACCCCCACCGCGACGCGCGGCTCGTCGCGTATCTCGCGAAGCACGAACACCTCTCACCGTTTGAGCACGTCGCCGCGACGGTGCGGATCGTGTGTCCCCTGTTCGTTGCGCGTCAGGTCATGAGACACCGCACATTTGCGTTTAACGAGATCTCGCGGCGCTACACCGACGAGGACGTCGCGCTATGGAGACCCGCCACGCTACGCGCGCAAAGCGCCGCGAGACTCCAGTGCTCGAGCGACGAGACCGTCGAGGACGAGTGGGAGCTGATCGAGATGTACGACGCATCGGCGCGCGACGCGCTCAAGCTCTATCATCACATGATCGAGAGAGGCGTCGCGAGAGAGATCGCGCGCGCGGTGCTCCCGCAAAGCATGATGACTACGTTTTGGATGAGCGGATCGTTACGCAACTGGGCGCACTTCATCCGACTCCGCGCAGACACACACGCACAACCCGAAGCGACAGAGCTCGCGGTCGCGATTCGCGCGATACTCCGAGACCACTTCCCGCGTAGCGTCGACGCGCTGATCGGGGCAGAGGATGAATAAGCACATCGCGCAGCGCATCGCGATCGCGAGACTCGTC